CGGACGGTATAAGGGTGTTTAGCACCCCAAAACAAACAAAAACAAACCAAGCAAAATTACACTTCACTATAGTTCTGGTATGGCATCGTATATGTCTGGCGTCTCGGTTGGGGGAACCGAGCCAGTGTCGGTAGGTGCAGCGGTGGCTGACCGGGGGATGTTTACGATTGACCACCCGCAGTATAAGATTCTGGCGGAGGCTGTGGCCCAGCGGTTGGCTGAGGTAGCTTCGGAGAGGGCCCAGGCTCGGGCCGCAGCAAGGGCGGTGCCAGTGGCCGTTAGTATGCAGACACAGGATCTTGGGGAGGTCTCATTGATGTACCCGGAGTTTTCTTTTGTCAATTACGGTATGTATAGGCCAGGGCATTCGCGGTGGGTCCAGACACGGAGGTTGGCTAATGAGTGGATAATGACTCAGGCAGCACGCTACACTGACACGGTCTGCCACTTGGGTGGGTCAGTGGCATCTTATTTGCTAGACCCTGTCATGAAGGGCCAGCTGTTGGTGGATCAGATGGATCCGGTCTCGCTTCACGAGTTCCATGCCCAGACCGTGGAGGCCTACCGGTATTACGGTGATTTTGCCAGTGTGGGCGATGATCTGGGGAGGTTGTTACCTAGGGGTAAGTACGAGGCTTACCTAAGAGGCGAAGTGTTGAGTGTGGATGCAACAACCGCTCCTTTGATCAAGAGTGATGTGTTGCTCGTTGATTTGAGTTTGCGTGTTATGCCGCCATCTCAGGTAGCTGCCATGATGATTGAGACACAGGCTAGCGTGTGTTTCGGTTTCTTTCCTTACTGCCCGCAGATGGTCGTGAGCGATAGCGGTACGTTCGAAGGGACCGGTGTCTCGTATGTGCGTAAGGCGGACGGTGTTGCACTGCAGTATCCCGAGGGACCCGCGGGTACAGGGTTCATGGATTATGTTAACTGGGAACCGTGGCTTGTGTCGCACACGTTCTCGGCTGGTTCCTTGTTGAAGCGGAGGTACTTCCAGGTCGAGTTGCTCAAGAACAGAGGTCAGTTCATGTTTTTCCGCATGGTTGCGTTGGATTGTGCCCCGCAGCAGTGCGGGTTGACCCATGCACTCGATGTGGACCAATCTGAACCAGTTTATCTGGTATCGGTACCTGAATTGGTATCGTACGATGCTGATCCGTCTCTCGCGTCTAGTTGGACGGTGAAACCGTTCACGGTATCTCAGCGTGTCGTTGATCGGGTGTACAACGACGCAATGCAGCTCACGAGGGAGCAGTTTACCAGCCAAGCGGTCAGAAAGAGGATTTCGGAAGTTAACGATAGGATTGTTGTAAACGGTACGCGAGTGCAGCTGAACACCTCCCTTGGTTTGGATGTTCTTACCAGACTCACGTTAGCAATCACGTCTAGATGTTTCGTGGACAGGTACGAGGCAGGTCGATTGATGGAAGAGGTGATGCAAGCAGCGAAGGCGTTGATGCGGCCATCGGTCGCACATGCTGGGATGAGAGCTTCGCTGTTGATGTACTACATGTCATCTCTTGTCGCAGGCCCTACGGCGTTTGTTGATAGGGCGTTATCCGCCGTCGCCGAATGGGTTGGGAACGTCTTCGGTAAGGCACATAGGGTTCAACCGGGTGTTTTCGGGATACCTCTTGGGTACGTGAGGGTGGGTGAGACCTGTACAGCGTTGGTGCATGGTCTGAAGTACTCGGGCCCAGAGGTACTGGTTTCTCAAGCCCGTCCTGTTACCGGGATGCCCTCGTTGTTCCTCGCTGAGGCTATGACACGGGCGGCGCTCACCCGTGTGGTGCATCCTCTGGCTCGAGGTTGGGCCCTTGTGGTGAAACCCGGCGCGTCTGTTGCCAAGGCGCCGAGTGACGGTATGACTCCTTTGGAGCCTGATGTTGGTCTGGGGGCGTTTCACGCGTCTGAGCAGGGTCTGTTCGAGGATGGAAGGAGTGACCCGTTGGTGGATGAGCTAGTGGAGACTGTCAGGAGAGGTGGCGGGGTGACCGCGCCGGGCTTGCATACCCACGGGGTTTCGGCGATGGTCGTGGAAGGGGAAAGGGTTTCCCAGAAACCCGACCATGTTGAGGTGGTTACTGATCCTGTCGGTGTGTTCAACGAGTTCTATGCTGCCGTTAATCCTGGGGTGGCACCACAGGAGTTGGAGCAGGATACTGGAAGTATAGCTTTGGATCCGCAGGATAGGTACGTGACTGCCCAGCGGTTAGTGCTACCGGGTGACATGTCCTCTGTCCCGAAGCCACGATGGGTGTACAGGAGTCGTGTGCAGGCACTCAACGTTTCAAAGAGACAGGGCACGTTGCAGGAGTTGCTTTCGGCTTCAGCCGCGCGCAATCTGAGTGCCCCGCAGGTGTCGTTGCCGCAGGATGAAGACCGAGCTGTTGAGGATGTTTGGAAGTGCTTTTTGGAGGAGGCGTGTGTACCGAACGCTCGGGAGAAGCTACTGGCTTACCAGAGCGATCCTGTGGCGTTGTCAGATGAAGGTTTGAGGGGATGGGCTGCTCAGGCGGACGAGAAGAAAATTCGGCGGGTCATAAGCGCGTTGGAGGCGTCTGGCGAGACGCTGTTGTCAATGGACGTCGGTGAGTATATGATGATGTTGAAGTCCGACGTTAAACCAGATTTGACCACCAAACCAATTTTTCAGCGGGTTGAGCCGCAGGTTATTGTTTACCACAAGACCGAGCTGAATGCGCTGTACAGTTCTGTTTTTCGCGTGCTCGTTCGTAGGTTCTTGAGTTTGCTTAAACCTAATTATAAAGTGGTGCTCATGAAGGATATGGCAGATGTCGAACGCGTCATACAGAATGTGCATCCCTTCGGGCGTGCGCTGAAGTACTTGGAGAACGATTTCTCCAAGTATGATAAGTCACAGGGTAGATTTGTGTTCATGCTGGAGGCCTTCGTGTTCGATCAGCTGGGGATGAACGCTGAGTTCCTAGAACACTGGTTACGTGGTCATAAGGTTTCGCGTGTGAGGTCCGTTGCACTCGGGATGTCGCTTCACCTTGATTATCAGCGTAAGTCTGGAGACGCCACTACGTCGTTCGGCAATGTGTTGCTCAACGTGCTTAGTGTCACGTATGCGTATCGTGGGACCAGCGTTGTCTGGGCCGTGTTCATGGGTGACGATTCGTTGGTCTGTGCCACCGAGGTTCATGGTGATAGGAACGCGGTGAGGGTGTTGGCTGAAGTGTTCAACCTGGGTTCGAAGACGTTCGTTACCGAGCAACCGTACTTCGCGTCGAATTTCTTAATGGTGGACGATGAGAATGCCGTTGTTAGATTCTTACCGGATCCCGTGAAAAGGGTGGCCAGGTGGTCTATGAATGTGGCCGCGGAGAACCCTGTGTGGGAAGATCGTTGGGAGTCCGCGAGGGATGCCTGCAGGGCGTATGGCGATGAGTTCAACGTGTCGGCCTTGCCTGGTTTGGTGTCGGTCAGATACGATGTGAAACCAGGTGATGTTGCTTTGGCCGTTCGAGCTGTGGCAACAGTCGTGACGGACTATAAAGCGTTCAGGTCAATGTGGGAGGACAAACCCACGCTAATAACGTATTGATTTAATACGTTGTTGTTTCATACAGTCGCCGGACTATAAACGCGTCTAACGGTTGGTTCACC